AGATACAAAAAATAGTTTAACTGGAGTTATTCAGCCATCGTGTGCGTGTTGTTTTTACATTTCCTTGCCTGATACCATAATACCACGTTAATCAGTTTATTATCTCCCACAAATCTCCCAATTATCTCCCACAAATCTCCCAATTATCTCCCAAATTAAATACAAGCAATTCCCCGCCCTTGTATGCTTCTGCAAACTCAAAAAGTGCTTGATCCAGTAGCCGATAATATTCGCTAGATGAGTAGCCCAAAGCTGGGTAGATTTCTTTGTCTTGCTTAAACCTTAAACGGCAATATCGCTCGACTAAAATTTGTGAAAGATTAGCATCCGATAACCGGTTTATAGCTTCTGCAATATGTTCTAGTTCTTGTTGGGCGCTGACCCGTCTCAATACTATATTTTCAGTTTGTTTGCTCGGAGATCCTGGAGCACTCTTTGGCTCTAGCGAGTATGTAGCCGTAATCTTAGGGCTATATTCCTCCCCAGCGATACGCAAGTAATTTCTGTACCGCTTAAGCGTGCGATTGGCATTCTCCTTTGTTTTATTTTTTAATAGCTCGTTAAAAAACATCTATTCTCTTTCTCTCCCTTGAAAATCAAGCGTACCAAGGGCTAATGGTCTGCCTGATTGTTTTTGAATTATCATGATTTTTTTATGTTGTATTTAGATTTATGAATTAAGAGAGACATCTCCTTTCTCTTTATTTAGCCCTTTAACCCCTCGGCTGGTAACGCTCCAGCAACTTTCCACGGCCCCGCTTCGGCAAGGGGTGGCGCACGGTCAGACGCCTAGTGATGATAGAAACATGTTTAGAAAGATACTCCTTTTTTATTTTTAGTTTGACCGTAAGAGTGCGAGTGTTAAGGATAAAACCAAAGTTTAGTTATTGGTCTTCTCGCACTGTATGACTTGCTACTCTTTGACAAGTAACAAGCCTTGTCTTTCTGCCACTTCAAGACTGATATTGAATTGATATTCTATTTGTATAAATGAAAGCTTTTCCTTTATCATTTATTTTTTGTGGCATATGACTGTAAAGGGAATTGCACCCCTTACAGCCCAGATAGCGTCTCAATCTGTCTATCTAATTCTTTTACCTTCCTACGCAACCACTCTCTATTGGCAGTAGCATTTTGTATACCCACTCTTTCAGATAACCGCTTGAATGCCTTGGCATCATCTAGCATGCATTGATATTTATTGCGAGTTGTGACTAGCTCTTCTAGGTTCATTCTGTATCTTCCTTGACTATGATCTTGTAATTCTTTCTGTTTCTTAATTTCAATGGGATTTCTACCTTTTTCGCACCATCGAAAACAATAGTAGCTAGAGCGTTAATCACGTTTTTACCGATTAGTACTTCTACATTCATTCATCATGCTCCAATCCAATCAAACGATTTAATTCTTTATTAGGCAACGTAGCCATAATAATTTCTTCCATCCCTCAACCTCCTAAATTACTAAATGGAACTTCCCATCGAAAATCATCATATTCATAACAAACATTTTTGATAATTTCACCTTTGGAAATTTCAATTTCCTGTGTGAATTCCATTCCGCATTCAAACGTAAAAATTTTAATATCAACATCAAACTTACTTGAAATTTCTTGATAATTTTCTGGTTCTACTGCCCATGCCTGATTAAAGTCATTTATCTCAATAACCAAATAATCATCATCAAGCCAAAAACTTAATTTATTATTTTGAATAAAGGCTCTTCTTGTACGATTGATATAAAAATAGTGTGCTGTGGTTGTTAATTCGAACAATCCAATTTCAAGATCCTCTTCAATTTCAACATTACCAGCAGTGCAAAACATATATTTCAATGCTTGTGCGATATTCTCTTTTTTTCCTCTTAATTTAAGAGATCCTTCGGCCCAATTTGGCATTATCGCTCCACCTCCTTTGTTTCCGGTTCAGGCTTCAAAATAATTCCGTTTATTTTCGAACCCCTACCACCGCTAATTCTTATTTTTAAATCGTGCCCATTCATAATGCGTTCAAAATCGTTTTTAGATAAGTAAATTTCAAGCATACTCATCCTTCCGCCTCCTTCGCATCATATTGCAAGCATACGAGACATTCATATAATCTTTGCGCTTCCCTCTTGATATTAATTAACGATTGATTTCCCAGACTATCAGATTTCTTGATAATTTCTATTTTTAAATTCGAAATTGCAATGATCAATTCTTTTTCTTTTTTCAAATTTTCATTATCTATCATCATTCCACCTCCTCGGGTTTAAATTCAATTTTTGCAAAGTGTTTAGGATTGATAGTAATCAATCTTTCTTCTGGTTCGAATTGAAGCAATTGAAGATACTCTATATTGCCTTGTACGTACCATTCCAACATTTTTGCAATTTTTCCATAGCTTTCTCTCACTTTGATAACGTCGTCAACGTATGGATTTTGTAATCTAATTTCTGTCATTCTTCTACCTCCTCAACTTCAAACAGCGGGCTGTCAAACACTTCACCGAAACCGCCTTCTTCAAGTTGTTTCTTGGTGTGTTCTGTACGAAATTTTTTATCTCTTTTTATTTCTGTTAACGCCCAAGCATCAAGGTGCTTAATACATGTTAAGTAATTATAATTTTCATCAACATTCTTGAGTCTTATATAATAGCGTTTTTCTTTTTCGACCTCGTAGCCGTCCAGCCATGCGCGGGCAAATGTTTCTTGGTTGTTTTCGGTTTCTAAAAATTCTTTTAGTTTTGAAAAATCTTTTTGATTTGCGTAATTGTAAAAATACACATCGCCAACAATTAAAGCGTATTGCAAATCAACGTGAGTAATTTTGCAATACTCAATCCAATCCGCCACAAACTGCGGTACTTGGACTTTCTGTGGTTCGTCTAGTTGTTTCAAATCTTCTATCACATATCTCACTTTTACCTTTTCAGCAAATTTGTCAGTTTCTTCATATTTCTCAATCAACTCTTGCTTATCCATCTAATTTCCTCTTTTCTTCAAGTATTCAGGGATTGAATCACCAATTTTGAGGTTTTCGTACTGCTCTTTAGTTACAAGAAACTTGCCATAAGCCCCTGCTGTGACTGTGTATCGTCCCTCTATGATTTCCTTGTCTGTGATTTGTCCTGCCATCATACCGCCAGCGTTATCCACAACATGGATGATGATAGGCTGTTTTTCAGGTTGAGGGTTGACTGGCACCACATTTCCAAGTACGGTACCGGCGATAAAACACATCAAGCATAAGATTGTGTTAAAAATCAATTCTTTTAGATCGTCACTCATCACAACTCTCCATATTAGCAATCACTGCCAATCCAATGGCCCAAATGAGGGCCACTAGATGTGCAATGCTGATAAAAATTATTAGCATCATTTCCATTTTAGTCTTCTTTCTTTAGCCATGAACCGACCATTAGGCAAGATAATCCAAATAAGCTGATAGCCACTCCAAATTCTGTACCAGTCTTAGGCAATGTAGCTGGTGCTGCGTATTCTTCTACACGTTCGCCCTCATGCATGATTTTAACCGCCTCACGTTCGATTTTAGGCGTTTTATCTTGCGGTTTGATATTTTCCTTTGGTTTATCATTTTGAGGTTTAGATGGCTTCTCTGGGCTTTCTGGGATATGCAATTCTGGCAAGTCTAAGATAGGCGCTTCATTCGGTACTGCTCCGCCCTCAAATTCTGGCTTGTCAATTTGTGGTGCATCAAATGGTACTGTGCCACCTTTCCATTCTGGCTTATCTACGATAGGTGCGGGTGGTAAGAGCGGAATGTCTTTGATGTTGATTTCTGGCTTATCTAAGATAGGCGCATCGTTCGGCAATTCAAAGACTGGGTTATTCTCACCTTTAGCATCGCCACGCCCGCCAACCAATACGGCACGGCTTGAAGATGTAGCCCCGTCATTTTCTGCTTTCAACTCAACCTTATTAGTTGGGTTTGTGCTTTCTTTGACTGCGTTTGTCAACTTGGTCTTGTACCAGATGTAAATCATCCGATCTAAGCGATCCATTTTGATTTCAAATCCATGTTCTGACTTGCTGATTGATTTAACCAAGTCCATAGCAGAACCTTTATCAATCCAAGGTGTGATACTATCAACCTTATTGATAACCATGTAGTCATCAACTAGCTTCTGGTTATCGCTCATTTGGTCAATGATTTTAACGTAGTTTAGCACACGCTTAGCGTAGTTAACCCGAATAGTCCAGTTGATTGTTGTTGGGTCGTCCTTGTCTTGACTGCCCCATTTTGAAATTAGTTCATCCTTACCGATTTCTTGTTCTTCTCCAATTTGAGTAGAAACCACTGTACCATTGAAATTCACGTTGACTGGCTTGCCACTCTCAACCTTGTCAGTCCACTTAGCATCTAGTTTCAAGCTCATCTGCTTATTAAGTGGATGCTCCTTGAAATAGTTGTTAAATACAGTAGTCACTGTTTGACTAGCTGGATCAGTCGATGCCTTACCAACTACATTGTTGTCTGGATTTGTCACATCAAATTCATAGGATGTCTGGAAAGTGATTTCTTCTGGTAGTTTGAACGTTACCTTGTCGCCCTCATTGATAAGCATATCATCTGGGAAGTTGATGTCTTTATATTCAACCGTAAAGCCTTGGTACTTACCGTTACCGTTTGATTGGTCTAGTTCAACTTTTGGATTGTTGACTACGATTTCGCTTCCATTCTTTTCAAAAGTTGCAGTAGCGACTTCTCGCCCTCCAGATTGTTCATCGCTTGCCACCGTGCTTTCTGTAACCGCTGTTTCTTCTGGTTTAGCTTTTGTTCCAGTTTGAGCAGTTTCTCCCACTGTGCTTCCAGTTTCTGGGCTTCCTGCTGTAAGTTCTGTATGTTTCGCTGGGTTCGGTTGATCAATTTCATTCGCATATACTCCTTGAGCTGTGAGTGCTACTGCTGCCATTGTTGCTACCGCTAAAAGTGTTACTTTACCATTTTTCATTTTTGTATCTCCTGTTTGTTGATTTCTTCGATTTCTACCTCAATTCGAGGATTGAGGCTGTAAAATTTGCCTACATCATGCATAGCTATCTGACCATCGTCCTTAAAAACGACCCCTGACATGCTGTCATATAGTGATTTTTCGTAGTTATCTATATCTGGCTTCTTGCCTACTGGAATTGTTTCATCCAGCAGGGCCTGATGGTTCTTTTTTCGATTAGAGATATACTGAGGTGGCTCGATGAAAAACCTCACCCGTGCTCTCAGAGCGCCCTCTAGCATCGGCTGACCTATGTACTGATTAGCGATGAGAAACTTGCACTGGTTCCGCCACAGCTTCATTTCAGCTACCTCATAAGGCTTGCCAAATCGTGTAAATCTCGCCCTTGACTGTGGCCGAGGGTCGATATTTAAGACGAACTTCATTTTTTGCTCCTGTTTTTTCAAAATGGCAAATCATCATCTGACAAATCAAGCGGATTAGCACCCCCAAATGGCGAATTATATCCGTTTGACGGGTTGCCATTTTGATTGTTTTGATTGTTGTTGCGTTTTTCCAGCAAAGTAACGGTTTCAGCGACTACATAGGTAACATAGTGACGCTCTCCGTTCTTTTCATAACTCCGAACTTGTAAGCGTCCTGTGATCCCAATAAGTGAGCCTTTGCTACAATACTGAGCGATGACATCAGCTACACCACGCCAGGACTGGAAGTTGATAAAGTCAGCCTCCCGCTCGCCGTTTTGATTTTTAAAATTACGATTTACTGCCAGTGTCCCCTGCAGACTAGATACGCCGTTAGGCGTTTTGCGTAGATCAGGAGGCGCTACAAGCCTCCCAACAAGTGTAACGTTGTTAATCATCTAATCCATCCCTTCGTACAAACTTTTCCCAAGTTGTTCCTCAAAATCTTTTTCATCTCTGGGGTCTAATGCAGCCAACTCTGTGACAACTCTTATTTCGTTTCTCTACACGGCTGATAACCGTATTTGGCATACCTCAACATCCTATTAAATGTGCTTACGGGATATAGCAAAACATTATCAACAACTAAACGTTTTGTGTGCAAATGCTCAAAGAAATCCTCATGAAATATGACTTCAAAAACAGCCATATAATCATCTTCATCCAAATTGTCATAATTTTTGTAATAAGCAAACTTCGTTATTGTAAAATCAAAATTTGAAATAACTTGTTTTGGATTTCCGTATGTGTTTCTGATGAGCTCTAAACGAACTTTATCTTTTATAGAATATATAGACCAGCAATTCTTGTTTTCGTACGAAAATTTCCAGTCTTTTGGTTTCTCTTTTATAAGTTGTTTATAATATCTCTGAGCTTCGATAAAATCCTGGTTGTTTTCAAAGAATATATCTAGGTCTTTAACTGGTTCGCCATTGAAAATATTCTTAAAGCAACCTCCAGCAATAAAGCCTTTGTGTCCTACAAGAAATTTGTCAAGCCACCAAAGCTGCCGATAATTAAGTAAATCACTTGTTTTAAATGTCATCTTTCCCTCCTGGGTTCTTCCACCATTCGACAAGCTCGTCATGATGGGCAATCAGGTACTCATCAAATTCTTCAAACTGACGGATGGCCCATTTTAAACGCTGGGTGTCTTCGCCACTTCGTGAGCAGTACCCGCTTACTTTAAAAATCGGGGTAATATCACTAACATTGCTACGGCTTAGATCGTCAATATTCAGAGCATCATAAGTCTTCATCTCAAGATCCAGGATAAACTCATCACCGAGATTATGGATGACTTGCAACCTCTTACCGTCCGAGTAAATGGCTATGCTGCTTGAAATTTTTCTAATTTCCATGTCTACCACCCGTTCTGTTCGTTTAGCTCAGCTTGAGTCAGTGGCTCAATACGTTGATAACCGCTGACCTGGTAATTTGTCTTATGCTCAAATCCTGCTTGAGCAAGCGCCACCTTGAAGCGGTCCTTTTCGGCTGTACTTGTAAAATACACTTCAAGGGTCATTTTTTGAGTGTACCGTTTCGACTCATTTTCAGCCTCTCTCAGCTCGTTTTGAGTATTCTGGGGGATTTGCCCACCGTCCAAGATTTCGCCTGTCTCTGGGTCAAAATTGGCGGTCTCCGTCGATTTTGGAGCTTGTTCCTCTTCTTTGGCTTCTTGAGATGCTCGAAGTCGCTCAGCTTGCTCTTGAGCTAGTCGCATTTCTGCTTTTTGCTTTTCAAAAACATAGTCAGATTTGATTTGTTCAAGTACCTCTGCAAGAGTAAGGTCCCGTAGCATGCGGATGTATGGTTGATCTGTCATCCCGTACTCTGCACATTGTCCTGAGATGGTTGCTTTTGCTTTTTCGAGCTGTTGCTGGCTCTGGTACTCAAATGTAACCATGTCATCAAGTGATTTCATTGTGGTTTTCTTGAGTGTCACGCCGTCAGCCATAAAGTCGCTGGCTTTGATGTATTCTGTAGCTTTTTCGTCGAAAATCCGAGGATCTAGCATATACTCAGCCGATTTATTAGCTAAGTAGCTCTTGACTGTATCCAAGCGGACAGCTTTTTGATGATCTTCAAATTCCTTGACATCATTTGCAATCTTGTTGATGACATCGTCCATAGGCTCGCTGGTGTCCTTGATGTACTTATCAAATTCATCAGCCGACTGAGACAGTTCACGCTTGATCTTGATGCGCTCATCGGAGATCTGCTTCTTCAATTTCCGCAAGTCCGCTAATACCTGCTTGTCATCTTTGATTGTTGCAGCAGTCACAGTATAATCCTTATACTTGGCCACTACCTCGCTGATATTTTGTTCAAACTTCTCACGGTCAATGATCTCAACTTGTGCCTGTGTTACTTTTACTTGTAATTCTTGCATGTTGTCCTCCTAGTATTCCAGCTCACCGTCTAGTAGCTCGCCCTGGATTGGTTCCTCATTTTGAGTAGGTTCAGGATCTGTGTGGGCTTGCTCTTTGTTAAATTGCTCAATCTGAGCCATCTTACGTGCTACTACATCATCACGGCTCTCAGTCGGGGTCACGTCAACAGGGGCAGCTTGTTCCATTTCGTCAGATGTATAAAGACCTCCTACATCTTCCGAGAATGTATCACGAACGGCTGCAACGATCGCAACTTTTTCAATCATTTGTCCTGGGGCTTTTTGCCACCAGTTTTTACCCGTGTTATATGCCGACAATTCTACTTCACGATAGATCGGCCGTGTTCTATCTTTACGATAGACCTCACACCAGCCACCAATTAGCTTGGCACCTTTTGGCAAGATGATCCCTTTCTTATTTTTTAACTCGCCTTTTTCATCTTCATAAATAACGCCACTTTCAAAACCATCATAATTTGGGTTCTGCTCTGCACGTTTCATGAAAGCATCTTTACTTACGACGATTTGAGCAGGATTGTTGCCATATTTGATGAAATAAACCTCTCTAGTAAATGGGTTTAAATTCCGATTTTTTACAATTGCAAGCAGTGTCTGCAATTCTTGAGGGCTTGCTTGGTGTTTTGGATCGACAAAACTTCTGAGGGTTGCCCCATCAAGTTTCTGTAGGTCAGTTAAGTAATTCCCTTTTGTTTGTGCTACTTCATTTGTCATCTCATTCTCCTTTGTGTTTTCTTCATGTTCCAGATTTCACGCTTAAGACGGCTGTTTTTCTTGTTCAGTGAGATTATTTTGTCTTGCTGTTCGTCTACGATTTCGCCCAGATTATGACAGAGTCTCTCATAGTACTTGCGCCAGTATGCATCATCACGGCAATTCACTTCCATATCACTCATCTCCTACAAACACCCAGCGCCCCCCTACAAACACCCACTCATCAGGATCATAGGTTTCACGCTGTGGCTCAGGTTGTAAGTAATCACGATCATAGTCAAAGGTTCCAAATAGTCCTCTGTCCATGTGAGCCTCCTTAGTTTTTCATATTCTCGTATACATCAATGAGACGCTGTTGGACTGCCACTGTGTCAGCGTAGCGCTTGCATTCGTATCCTAAGCGGATGTTTTCTTCTGACAGCTCTCGTAGGATCGCATTTTGTTTGTGGTTGACTTCTTGTAGTTCTCGTACTTGAGCTTGTAGTGAACGAATATCAATTAAAGTCCCGCTGTGCTGTACTGGCTCATCTTCATTGAAGTGGTCCAAATTAAATAAGTTTTTGATTTTTTCTAACATTATTCGTCTCCCTCTTCTTTGTCTTCACTAGCTAGATGTGCTTCAATGGCTTGCTTTGATGTTTTGCCGTCTAGCACGTCCTGGATAGCATGTGATACTTTATGGATTGTTTCCATCGTATTTTCTAGTATTGCTCCCTCAATTCCTTTAGGTTTAATGAGCGCTAGTGTTAGCATCCCAGTCATTGCGATACCGTGTAGATCTTGTTGTAACTCTTGGATGCGTTCAATGGTTTTGATGTTGTCGTTTGTAGTCATTTTTTTGTCTCTTTTCTTTTTTTATTTATAAGTACTAGTTTGTTGTTTGTTAGTACTTGTTATTTAGTTAGTGCCGTAGGCTTAGATTGTTTATTATTTAGTTATTG